GGATGCTACAAAACTGAAAGTTTAGAAGATTTCAAGGCAAAGGCAATCGAGATGAATGGCAAGAAGAAAGCGAAGCCGTTTATTGAGTTTGCGGATGTGATCAAACAACTAACCAATAAGAAATAGAGAGATGAAACTTGTTTACGGAAGGAGAGGCGGTGAGTGGGACGTAGAACACACCAAGCTACTACCAGGCAGAAGCTACCGTTTTAGTAAAGACGTGAACCTGGTACCCGACCCCGAACCAGAGGATTACATAAAAGCGATCAAAAACTTCAAAACCCTGAAAGCGTACACTATTGTTGAAGTGATGGATCGGAAAGAGGTCCGGTATAAGACCTGGTACAAAACGATCCACGGCTGGATAAATGAAATAGCTTTAATCGGAGCAGTCTATGAGGAAGTTAAGCAAGAAGAGAGCAGCCCAGGAACGAAGGCTTAGAAAGGTCGAAGCTGAGTTGGACCAATACGAAGAGAACCAATATTGTTTCTTCTTCCCTTCGGAGCCAAAAACCGAATATCATCACATAATTCCGAAGAGTCAAAACGCACAACTGATAGATGATAAAGAAAACCTGTTACCGGTAGGGAGAAGGGCACACGATATACTTACATTTGGGGCAACCCAGGATATACGGGAATTGCCTATGGATCGATTACAGTTATACCTGATACGAATGGCACACGTTGACTACAATTATTACAGGCGTTTTATTGTCAAACTCAATCTATAAAAGTAATGTTCAATCAGATTACGTTAATCGGAAATGTCGGCCAGGACCCTGAAGTCAGGCGTATTGGAGCCGATGAAACCCCGGTAGCAAATTTCAGCTTAGCCACATCGGAACGCTGGAAGGACCGGGAAGGGAATCAAATGGAGTCTACCGAGTGGCACAACATTGTGGCATGGAGGCGGCTCGCTGAAATCGTTGAATCCTATATTCACAAGGGATCGAAACTATTTGTCCAGGGTAAAGTTAAAACCAGGTCTTGGGAAGATGAAGCTGGTAACACCAAGTACCGGACAGAGGTTTATGCCGACATCATAAAGATGGTTGGCGGTAAATCAGAGGGCAGTACTGCCAGGGAAGAACAACAGCTTGCCGCCGCAGAACCAGCCGCAGCACCAGTGACTGACTTCACGGGAGAGGAACCACCTGATGATCTGCCATTCTGATGAATTTCTTAAACATGGTCATAGAAATGCGTAAGTATCAAAGGGAATATTTTCGCACCAGGACCTCGGAATCCCTTCAAAAGGCAAAGGAGATGGAAAGGAAAGTTGATCAGTTTATTTCCGATACAACTAAACCAAATCTTTTTAACTCATGAGCCAGGTATATAAAAGCATTCGAAGATTCAAGGAATTGGTTTTAGAGTGCCAAAGCAGGGGCTGGACTCAGCAATCAATATTAGATGCGTCCGGAGTGAATTTCAGGCTATTCAAGGAAATCATGGAATTTGATCCTGTTGCAGTAAGAATCAGATCAGATTCGGTGGAGAAGATAGATAAATTCATTACTGAATTTGATGGTAAACCAAAAAAAGAGTCTGCTATTCCGGATAAGCCAGCCACTCCAAAGCCACCAGAGCCAAGCCCTGTCGGTACTCGCTCAATCGGAGATTCCCTGGACAAGCTCACAGAGCTGATGAAGGAGTTCTCCAAAAAGGGATATACCCTAAAGGTAGAAATCCAAAAAACGGCCGTACCATGAAAAACGAAAACTACATAAAGACGGTAGCAGTAGATGAAAAGGATTGGTATAAGGACGGCCCTTTTTGGAGGCATCCAAATCACGATGGTTCTAACGGGAAAGGTGATTTAATTTTCAATACCTGTAATCGCATAGTGATCCAGGTAGACAAATCAGATTGGGCAAAGCAGGCTATTTTGTATTGCTGGATATTGCTATGGGTAAGGAAACGCTGGCCGGACAGGATGACTCATCCGATGGACGCTAAATCATGGTTCTGGAGAGCCGTAAACCGTACAGTTAATAAGATGTTCGATACAAATTTACCATTTCGAGCGCAGAAGCGTATGAGCCGGGACCCGTTTAAAGCCTGGATATGTGCCTGCACAGTGGTTGGAGCCTACCGGAAAATGCAGTTATTAACAATTCCGTTTTATCTGTACCGGCCAGCCACCTGGTCCTGGTATAGGTTTATCAGGAAAGGAAATCGATTCTGGTGGAAGATGTACCTGTTTTGGAAAAAATTCAGCTTTTCAAAAAAAGACTATGTTATCCGTTTACATGAGCTTATGGAGGAAGCCGCAGACAGGAGAATAATATATAATTCTTTATTAGAAAAAACATGAAAGGGATTAAATGTAGTTGCCCCACTTGTGATGCACCAGTAATAATGAAGGTGTATGGCCTTGACCTGGTCGCAGAAACAGGTGACGAAACACTGGCTACCAGTGTATATAAATATGATACGGAGGAAAGGATTGAAGATGCTATGAGTATTTGGAGCCACTATAACGGGGGGTTTAGCCCAAAAAACATCATTTACTATGCCAGCTTAACAGCAGAGATTGCGGCTGGAAATATAGGAATGGGTGTATTCGATGGTATACGATTTCCATTAGGGGTTAGGTTAACATCTCTGGAAAACGGTGAACTGGTAATTGCTACACCAGATACACCTGAAGAATTGATTGTTGGAACTGTAAAATAGATACGGATGACTAATGCAGAGCTATTAAAGATTATTGTTGTGGTAGTAATTGCCGGTGTTATATATATAGCTGGTAGGCTGCTAGATAAACTAATCAAATGACTGTAATATGCATAGCACCAAGTAGGTCGGGTCATCATTTTGTGATGAACCAGATCAAGTCCTGGTTCAGTGAAAGCCTAAACATGGTCAACTTCGAGGATCACCTGGCAGAGGACTACCAGCGCACCAGAACCCAATGGATAAAAGCCGGGATGATAGATGATACCGAAAAAATTTACACTATCCTGGTTTATCGGGATTTGCTCAACTGGTGGGCTTCGTACCTGAAATTTGTACCTGGTATTGCAGAGCAGAATTACAGAAACGCTTTTAACTCATGGATTTCCACGGCCAGGGAGGCGTTCGGGTATACGAATCACATACCAGGAAAAAGAATTGTATGCTATGACGGATTTAAAAAGTCAAGGAAATATCGTCAAGTGATGTGTTCCGATTTAGATGGTACATATAGCGAGGCCCGATTAGATGAAGTATTAAATGCCGGTAAAGGAAGCAGCTTTGACGGACTAAGTGTACCAGGCCGGAAAATGCAAACCGATAAGCGATATATACAGATGGTTCATGATGAACGGTATTGGAAGATGCTCCGTAAATATCCTGAAGCCGTGGAGTTGTACCGGACTCATTTCATTTTGACTCAGGAACAGTGTAATGTAATTTATCAGATATGAAAGATGAAATTTTAACTAATCCTGAGGTCATAGGCTTGATCGCCGGCCTGGTTTATATGATATTTACCTGGTTCGGATCATGCTATGATGACAGGCGTGAAAAATGATTATTTTATCAGATTACGATATAAACCTAGATAATTTACTATCATGAAAGACAAGATAATTGAGATATTGAAACAGGTGGCTACTGACGCTATAATATCAGAGTTAAATCCAAACGAATTAGATAACGAAGGGTTTAACGAATTTGCTGAAGAAATTGACTCCCTCTACACCCCCGACATAAGCGAGGAAGAGATAGGGGAAATGTGGGAAAAATGGGTTAATTCTACAAATTCAATTCATTATAAAGATGTTTTCCGGGGAGGGGTCAAAGCCGCCCTATCCAAGCTAAAGCCAAGAGATGTGAGTGTGGATGAAATAAGCGAAAAAATAGAAGATTATTCATCTGGAACGTGGGGTGATGATTATGATGGAATAATCAGAGCCGATGAAGTAAAAGTACATTTTGCTGCCAAAGCCATCCATCAATTAATCTACGGAACTAAAACCAATGCAGAAGGTACCGAAAAATAACACTTATTGCGACTAAAACAGAGAAATGATGAACGCAAAGGAATTTGAAATTTTTAAATCTAAAGTACGTAAGGCGTTTGCCGATTATAAACGTACGGAAGGATGCACCTGCTGCCAGGATATAGATGGTCACGAAGCGGCTTTAGAGGTAATCGCTAAGCTACTTGACATTGAACCGTATGACGATGGCAGTGGATATGATGTTTATAGGTATTTGACTAAGGGACCAATATAATAAATATGAAAGAACACGAATTACTTATTGTAAAAAAGCCTTCTGGACATTTTGTGCCGGCATACGACTCTGACCGTGAGCTTGCTCGAAAGGTGAAGGCGGGAACAATTCTGGAATTGAAAATAACAAAAGCCAGGAGCGCAAAGTTTAACAGGAAATTTCGGGCCATGATCCGACAGGTTCATCATCTCCTTCCTGAGAAATACGATAAAATGTATCCGACAGATGACTCTCTCCTGGTAGCCGTAAAGGTGCTGGTCGGGCATTACGATCCGTATTTTATGCCGGACGGGACCGTTTTGAATGTTCCCAGGTCAATATCTTTTCGTAGCATGGATGAAGTTGAGTTTGAAAAGTTTTACAGTAATGCATTTGATACATGCTTAAAGGTATTCCTTCCCGACTTACAACCAGAGGAATTTGAGCGTCACCTCTTGAATTTTATGTAATAAATATTATCTTTGTATTAAATATAACCACATGACCCCAAAGGACTATTACAACAAAATCGCCAATAAGTACGATGAAGTTTATGCCAAACCATATTTCCAAATAGAGAATGATTTCATTCTTGCCGAGATCAGAAAGAACTGTAATTTAGCAATAGGTAAGGTCCTTGACCTGGGATGCGGAACAGGCATGCTCCTGGATGAACAGTATTGTGCGGATTATACCGGAGTAGATATTTCTGCAATGATGGTTAATCTTGCACGGAAAAAGCATCCTCACAAGTATTTTGTTATTGATCAGGCAAGCGAATATGTTCGCCACATCGCACAGGTCGGAATGAAATACGATGTTATACTCGCCTTATTTGGATCACCAAGCTACTTCCGTAAAGAATATTTTTACGCATTAAATCAGATTGCAAAGCCTGGGGCCTACGGGTATCTAATGTATTATAACAAGACTCACCATGATCCATATATTTATGGAATGAACGGTAGCGATGTTGAGCGTACCGGTATAACACCAATGGAAGCGATCAATTTGGCGGCACAGATCAAAGGAGCCGTGACTGTGGAAGGCCATTACATACCGGATGGAATGAGAAAGAAAGAATCATATCCCCGGTTCATGATAAAGCGTAAGCTACACAAAGCCAATAAACCAGGCAGACGCTTGGGAGATTCCAACTACATAACATTGAAAATTAAATGGGATTAGCAAAATCATATCGGTTTTATACCGGGGATAATGTGTTCGATGCGGCCCTGAATCGCTTCGAATATATGTATAGGACCGGGAAGGTTGTTATCAGTTTTTCCGCAGGGAAGGACTCAGGGGTTATGGTGGAATTGGCTTTGATCGCAAAGCAAATGTACGGTATAAGTGATCCGGTAATTGTGATTATGCGTGACGAAGAGATCATGCTCCCAGGCACATTTGAATATGCAGAGCGTATTGCCAATCGACCAGGAGTAGAGTTCCATTGGATATACGCTAACCAGCCAGTAGTAAACGCCTATAATCGCAGGGAGCCGTATTTTTGGGTGTTTGATCCTATACTGGAACCCGATGATTGGGTAAGAACCCCTCCTGATTTCGCTTATGCTATTCCAGAAATGAACATTGAGGCCCTGGTAACACATGAACGATTCGGCTGGGATAAGGACACGCTGCTTTACAATACAATCGGGATCAGGACCAGTGAATCACCCAGGAGGGTGCTGGCAATCAAATCTTCAAAGGGCTATCTTACCAAAAATCACGGTAACATTATCAAGGCCCGGCCACTATATGATTGGACTGACGGGGATGTATGGAAGTTCATTAAAGATTACGGGCTGGATTACAATGAGGCTTACGATACCATGTTTCGATCCGGGATCAGTAAGCAGCAGCTACGGATTGCGCCGCCAACTATGTCCAGTATCGGATTAAAGTTATTACAGGCTGCGGCACGGGCCTGGCCGAAGTGGTTTGATCGTGTTTCCGAAAGGCTTCCTGGGGTAAGGATGGCTGTCAATTACGGAAAGAAAGCGATCATGCCCTTCCGGCGATACGGGGAAACCTGGGAAGATTGCTTTAACAGGGCTTGTATAAAAGAGGCTCCGGAGTGGATAGCGGAAAGAGCCGAGAAGCAGAAGCAGGTCGTTATGAAAAAATGGTTTAAGTATTCCAGCCAACCATTTCCTCAGAAGCGAAACGATGCTGTAAAAAAGTTCAATCAGTATAGTGGGTCCTGGGAAGAGCTCACTAAGACTATGTATAACGGCGATCCATTCGCCATGAAAGCACAGCTTCCTTATGTGGAACCAGAAAGGTTTCGACCAGGTGGAGGCTATTGGGGTGGCAAACCAACATTTTAATCAAATACAACTATGTCTGAACTAAAAAAAGTTATCGAATTGGAAGTGCCGGCCTTTGAAGAGGCTGAGAAATTAATGACAACGCAGTCTGTGCAGCGCAGCCAATCCAAATTTAAACGCCCGATGACCAGGGAAGAAAACATTGAAACCGTAAACAAGATTGCGGACCTTTCTGTTAAGCGTGGTGATCAGATGGAAATCGTAAACCAGGCAAACGAAACCCTGAAAGGGGAAAAAGCCAGGATCACGGCATTAGACACAGAACTTGATTCACTGGTCAGGAGTAAAAAGGAAAACATGATTCACGATGAAGGCTACCTCTATAAGCTCATTGGGGAAGACGGTGAAGGGAATCGGATCACTGGATTTTATGCTATAGTTTCAACCGGCACAGGAGAGTATGAAGCCCTCCTGGTAAACACCAGGCCCTTTGATGAAGAGTTAGATGCTCAACTTGAAATCAAGCATGGTGACTGATAAATTGCAAGGTGGAGCAGCGGTCAGCTCGCTTGATTCATGATCAAGAGGTCGGGGGTTCGAATCCCTCCCTTGCTACGAAAACTGACAAAACATGGAAACATTACCAGAAAGCACGAAGAACCCGGGAGGCAGGCCAAAGATTGAATTGTCAGATATTGATAAGCAGAAGATACAACTGTATGCCGGCAGGGGTGTTCCGATATGGGCAATAGCTGAGATGCTTGACATGTCGGAAAGAACACTCCACAGACGATTCCATGAGGACCCGGAAGTTTTGGCAGCTTATCAAATAGGGGTATACAGAGCCAATTTCCAGGTGTCCCAATGGCTGTTTGACTCATGCCGGCCAATCTATGAGCGAGTTCCAAAGACAGATAGTGATGGGAACCCGGTAATCAACAATGCCGGGATGGTCGTTTACGAAGACATCCTAAAGGACCGGGGAAACGTATCGGCTCAGATATTCTGGATGAAGACCAGGGCTGGATGGAAAGAAACTGTTCAACTGGAAATGAGTAACCCGGTGTACCAGGTCCCTCCGGAAATTGAAGCACTACCAGATGACAAACAGGACGAAATATTTGAATTACTTAGCAGAGTTGCAGAGTTGGTCACTGAAGAGGGCACAGACGAAGCTAATTGATTTTACCAAGCATACTAAATCGGATTACATTGTTCAACCATTTCATAAGGTACTTGCATCAAAACTGGACAGGCTTGCCAGTGGTGAAATCAAAAGGCTTATGGTGTTCATGCCTCCGCAGCATGGTAAGTCGGAGTTAGTCAGTAGACGGCTTCCGGCTTTTCTCCTGGGAAGGAACCCGGACCAACGTATTGCAGTATGTAGCTATGAACAAGGGTTGGCATCACAGTTTAACAGAAAGGTACAGCGTATCATAGAAAGCCCGGCATATCAACAAATCTTTCCAGCCACAAAGTTGGCCGGTAATAAGGTTCCCAGGAGTGGGATGATAAGGACCAGTTCTGAGTTTGAAATATTCGGACGGGAAGGGTCCCTGGTATCTGTCGGTGTTATGACCGGTCTTACCGGTAGGCCAGTTGATATTGGAATTATAGATGACCCGGTAAAGGATGCTGGACAGGCGTATTCGGAGCGATACCGGGACCGTGTTTGGGATTGGTACAATAATGTATTCTTCACCAGGTTACACGATGACGCCAGAATATTACTCACAATGACCCGTTGGCATGAAGATGATCTAGCCGGAAGAATTATCAAATCCATAGAGGAAACAAAAGAGCATTGGGATTTCGTGGTGTTCCCAGCAGTAAAGGAGGGACCTAAGACCGAAACGGACCAACGGGAAGAGGGACAGGCTTTGTGGCCTGGTAGACACTCTATTGAAAGGTTGAACGTGATTAGGAAGACCAGCAACCGGGTATTTACCAGCCTGTATCAGCAACGCCCTGCCCCGGAAGAAGGGGCCTTGATTAAAATTGCATGGTTTAACTATTTCGTTTTAGATGATCTCAAAAGAAGAATATTTGAAGAGCAGACTGATCTGGTCTGGGATTTTACTATTGATCCTGCTTATACGGAAGAGCAAGACAATGACCCCACTGCAATTATGGCTTACGCTCGTAAGTATAATAATCTTTATATTCGAGAAGTGGCAACAGTTAGACTCGGAATGCCAGAGCTTTTAAAGTTTATTCCTCAGTTCGTACAGCGCAACGAGGGGTCCCGTGAGTCCTGGATATACATTGAGCCAAAAGCATCCGGGATCAGTGTCGCTCAAATGATGAAGGCGAACACCGGCCTGAATATCATAATCGACAAAGCCCCAACCCTGGATAAGATTACCAGGACAAGCAAATGCACTCCGTTTATGGAGTCTGGCAGGGTATTTCTTTTGCTGGATGCACCCTGGCTGGAACCGTATCTCTATGAATTACGGATGTTCCCGAACGCACAGCACGATGACCAGGTGGACGTAACCACTATGGCAATAGATAAATACGAAACACAAGAATCACAAATCTATGGGATCGAAACAATATAAGGAAGACCCGGAGAAGTATCGGCAACTAATGAATAAGCTCCAGGTCCAGAATGACTCAAGAACCACGTTTCTATCCAAGTCCTTTTTCGCTCAGCTATCTGATGAAGAGTTTACCGTCCTTTGGTATATGCCGGGAATTGAAATCATCTGCAGCGACCGGACCATGAAGTACATAAACACCCGGAGGCAGGCCCTGGGACTGAAGCGCACGAAACACAATATAGTGAAGAAGCTATGAAATACTATTCAAAAATACCGAGGACCGGTAGTCTTATTCCTGACCTGATAGCTACCTGGTACAACCGGATCTTGTTTTACCTGGCGAAAAAGTATGCTATGGGAGAATTCCTATCTCATGGACGGAGGCATTACGTCCTGGATGTATTTGACTCTTACATGATCGTTTCCAGCAAGGAGAAAAAGGTAGTCAATGCCAAAGCGCCGAAGGGGAAGCGGATGGAGTTTAATGAACTGCTCATGCACAAGGTATTCATGACACCTGATCCGAAGGATTCTCACGTAAAAGATTTGAGTGGAAAAGCATAAGATTATTGCGTAAATTGCCACTTTAGGAACTTATTAAAAGCAAACGAAACTTGTAACATCATGGAAGACAAGACAAAAAGTACCAATCCCGAAGAAGGTTTGGAACTCCAAATTCAGGACATCATAGATGCCATGAATGCCGGACACCACAACAAAGCGAACAAACTTCTGGATAAGTTACCGGACGGTGTTGAGGAAAAGCCTGTCCTGGTAGAGCAGAATAATGAGCTTTGGGAAAAACAGAAGGAGGACAAAGTGAAAAAGGTAAAACCCGAATCACCAAAAAAGGAGAAGCCAAAGGTGGAACCCAAAGCACCCTCTCCCGAATCCATCATAGCGAAGATGGAGGGAATTATCCAGGACCTGGCCGAACTGGAAACGATTAACCGGGCGAAAAGTAAGAACTATCGGTTTATCTTTTTCACCCGTAGGCGGCTTGAAGTTATTATCCTGAACTTCAAAAAAGGAACCCGGTAGGATGGTCACGGTAAAGATTGATGGAAAGCGGTACGACTCCGTTGACCGATGGAGCGACCTTACCCTGGGAAAATTCATTGAACTATCACAGATAGAGCTACCTAAAAAGCTCAAGGAGTTGTATTATCTCAGCACTAAGCTGAATAACCAGGACCCCAAAGAGCTTGAGGCGGCGAAGGTCGAATATGATAAGTTCGCAGAGTCTATTACCAGGACAGACCTGGTAAGACACTTCCCGGCGTATTACGGCAAGGTAATGGAGTTGCTTACCGATATACCGGCGAGCGTTATTAAAAACGTACACGCTGACCTTCGATCTTCGTTCTTTGATAAATATCTAAGAATCTTTGTACTGTCCATGATATACGATTTTCCTGTGGACAATGTTGGTGATGAAATACAGCTTTACCAGCCGCCGGACCTGGATAAGATCGTAATAGATAAAGAGGAATACCTGTTCCCCAAAACATTGCGTATTGGGGACCAGGATATTCTCATGGGAAAGGAACCGATTGTTTCATTCACGGAGGCTTCAGACATCGACCTTGCAATTCAGTCTTTGCTGGAAGACGGGGTTAAGTCGCTCCCCCTGATAGTGTCTATTTACTGTCGGAAGGAGGGGGAAGAGTACGATCAGGACACAGCCCTGGAACGCCAGGGATTGTTTCTAAAGGCCAAGATGGATGAAGTATGGTCGCTTTTTTTTTGCATAGGCGTACATACAGCAAAGTTTCTGATCAATTCCGGTATCTATTCAAGGGGAGTGCTAGAGGTTCTAAAACAGGTGGTTTAGCTGATTTTGGATTACGGGCCTTGATATACGAGGTTGCTATGTCCGGGGTGTTTGGCACAATCCCTGAAGTGGAACGAGTTGGAATATATGACTTTTTCAATTTCCTGAGTTATTCAAGGATTCAGGAGCAGAAGCTGAAGGAGCAATATGAAAAACAGGCTAAGACCAAGAAGCGTTGAAACCCGCAGATGTGAAAAAGAGGCCCAGGTGAAAATCCTGGATGTTGTAATGGACCAGCTTTGCACCAGGGAACTCAATCACCAGGGACGGGTTCACATAAAGAAAATTCAAACAAACCTGAGAAATGACATTAGAAGACTTACAAACGAGATTGGAAACAGCACAAGCGTATGTTCCTCAGATTCTGTTTGATTGGAATACGGTGCTGAATCAGAATTACGATAAAGACTATCCCCTGGTGTTGTGGGATATAGTCAATTCAGATCAGACTATAAGCCGGGCCGGTGACAAGGATGTGTTTATCATGGATGTTTACGTGATAGGCCCAAAGGACGAAACAGTCGACCTGATGCCGCAATATGATACCCTGGAAGCGGCATTCTTTAACTACCTAGATGTGCTTGCGGCCCTGGACGACATTAAGATTCCGAACCGTGAATATCAAAGGACCCTGTACCGGGCAGGGGTGCAAAGCGTAGATTATGAACTTGGAATCAAATACCGGGTAACACTTGAGGCATGGTGTTAGAACAGGCACAGCCGGACATAGAGAAACTGGAACAGGTGTTGCGCCAGGAACTGCTCAGGGAGTGGACAGCCCAGGGACACAATATGTCCGGTAAGGCTATTGAGGAAATGGATATTGTATTGAAGGAAACAGCAGCAACCATCGCAATGGACTTTCTTATACCCATGTACGCATATTACCAGGAAACAGGCGTGCCTGCCAGCAGCATTCCGTTCTCCGGTATAGGCGGTGGAGGCCGGTCTTTATATATCGAAGGGCTCAGAAAGTATGCCCAGGCCAGGATGGGATTATCCAGCCCGGAGGCTCTTTCGGTAGCGTTCGCCATAGCGTACACACATAAAAAGGATGGTATGCCGAGTTCTGGATCTTATCGGTTTTCACAGACCGGAAAGAGAACAGAGTGGTTTACTGAGGCTATGAGTAAGAATGAAAGCATGATCCGGGACTATATTTCCAAGATGCTGTCTGGTATAATTCAGGTCAAATTCATTAACTTGGTTCGGGTCTACCAGGAGAAATTTAAAGAGATGAACTAATGGCACTAACGATAAGCACACACCCGGATGAGGTTATAACCAATGCACCGGAATTTACTGTGACAACCAGCCTTACCGAAGGGGCCAGCTACCAAAACCTCCGCATCCGTGCCACGGTTTATATTGGAGGGCAGGCAGATGCAATGGCAGTGCTGGAACAGCCGAAAGGGCTTGATGATTGGGATTTATTTGACTTGCTGAAAAGTTTTACTGGCAAAGCATACCTACCAGTGGTTGGGGCAACGTGCTATGGACAACCAACGTACGGAACTGAACTGCTTACCGGGTGGACGGATTTATTGACAACGTTTGAAACATTTACGACAAGCGGTAAGGAAATAACGAGTGCCATTGATAGTAATGCGAGTGGAGGCATTGCCGCTTCAAATAACCTTGGGGCCATTTCGGCTGGTGAAATATTTATTTTTGGTTGTGATAATAATTTCAGTGATGCAGGTGCAGCGGATGAAATACTGGCATTGAACGGTACAAGCCTGTCAAACCCTTTCAGCGTTGCCAAGTATGCCGGGCTAAGTAGTGGCAAGCTGCAATCAAAACATATTTACATACTGCACGCCACCGAAGATGATACGGTCAGTTCAATTACCATTGGCCATAGCAGCGGTGCAAACGGTAATTTTTCAGGGAACTTTTCGCTGCACAAAATAACCGATTTCAAAAACAACCCGGCTGTCTATTTTCACATTAAATTTGAAGAGGTGTACGAAAATGCCAGCGATGTTACCACCATAGGGGATGAAGAATGGAGCGATGCAATGCTGTTTGCCCCTGTAATATTGAGGCCGGGCGAAACATTTAGTGAGTATTTGGTTAACGGGTCAACAAAAAAATTCGCTGCACGCTCACACCCAACAGGTAGTACAAATATCTATGACCTAAAATACATGCACGGTGTTGATATGGAATTCAGGGCACTTATTTATTCCACTACTCCGTACGTCACCCTTTGGTGTGTACATGCACCCACTGTGCCGCTGCGTGAGGAGGAAGAATTTGATAACATGGGGTGGACGATGGTTATGTTTAGCGATACGATTGCTGCCTCAACGCCAAGCGGTTATTTCTATTTTCAATACTATTCTTTGAACGAAGCACGCACTGTTGGTAATTGGGTTTCTAACTTGAGGATAAACGTAGAAACTAAGTGTTACCCGGATGTTAAAGTGCTGAACTTTGTTGGCGATTTGGGTGAAGAACATATGATGTTTCGTGGCCTGCAAACCATGAACGGCAAGGTTGAAAAGTCGTTTTACAAAAATGTGAACAGGGTGCGAAAGGTGCTTAAAGCCTTCCGATTTGTACGCATGCGGCTGCGCACGGTTTATGAAACCGAGTATGTGAATTTACTGCTTCACGAACTGTTGTACACGGAGTACGATGTTTGGATGTTTGATGCAGATGAACCGGATGGTTATAAGGTTGTAACTGTTATTGATGATGATGTAACTATTTACGATAAAAACAATTTGGTTGAAAATGCAATAGAAATTGAATACCATGAGTAAAACGCAGCTTTACATCGGCACCAGCCTGCTTGATTTTAATGGTGAGGTAAATGTTAAACGTCAGGTAAACGATTATAGGGACCTGGAAGTAGGAAGCAATGTAACCAGCTATCCACTTGACATTCCATTGACCAGGACGAATCGGCCATTGCTGGGCTTTGTTAATGACATCAGGAGCAGGGTAGAGGTAACAGAACAGTCCAGGCTTATCGTAAACGGCATGGAGATTATTCGTGGTAAATTCAGAATGCTGAAGGTGTACGGTAATATGGCGAAGGCTATTATAGAAGGTAATGATTGGCTTTCAGGAATTAAGGGAACTAGTATAAAAGATATATCCTGGGCCGGTGGCGATGAACATACTTTTACCAGTGCAAACATTGTGGCATCGTGGACGGCTGCCGCTGGTGCTTTTTACCGTTACCCGTTGATAAACTTTTCAGAACTTATCAGTGCCGATTATGGTGTGGGTGGCAGTGCGGTGTATCCGTATGAGTTTTACCCGATGTGGAACGTGGAAGATATTGTTACTAAACTGCTTTTGGATAGCGGGTACACGCTTGCTAGCGGCAGTTTCTTTGCCGGCACTTTTGGTCGTTCACTGTATTTGCTTAGTGATCCGAAGCCTGCTGCGGATGATTTCATCACAGGCAAGAATTTGAACGTATATGTGAACGATAACACAGATAATCAGGATAGTGCCAGTATAGCTACAACAGCAAGCGACACGTTGACGGTGACACAGGTAGTGGATATTGATGCGGAGACAGAAGATGAGGGAAGTGATTTTGTCCCAGCAAATAATGAATACACCGTCCCGGAGGATGGCACATATAGATTCAAATTTACCACGGAGATATATTGCTCGTTTAATCGTAGTCCCGCCAGTTGGACTGTATTGTCAAATAATCTTTCGTTACAAATTAGGAAGAACAGCACAGCAATTGAAATAGTTTCAGCAAGCGGGGTGACGGCTTTTGATTCCGGTAATGCGGTGTACAGTGTTGATACTGGGTATATCCACTTGGAAGCCGGGGATAAGATTGAGGCTTATGTAAGCATGTCGGCGCAAGGGACGAATGATAGCCCCGGCACGCTGACGGCATATCTGTATTTGATGGCTGGCACTACAACATCCTTTCTTGAAAACCAATGGAGCGAACAAAACCTATGGCCAGGCATTGGCAAGACGATTTCTCCGGCAGATTACTTACCGGATATGAGTGGGGTGGATTTATTGAAGGGGTTGAAGGAGGCTTTCAATTTAAGGTTCTTTGTGGACCGAATGAATAAGACGATATACATTGAAACCTCAAATGATTTTTATAATTATGGATCAGAGATAATTGATTGGACGGATAAAATAGATTACACGGACGATATTGACATAGAGATAATTTCCAGTAATTATAACCAAATACAGAAACTGAAATGGAAACCTGATACTACCGATAAAGCATACAGTAATGAGGTATCAGCAAACGGGGTCCCGCTAATGAAGGAAATTACTTTGGATAGCGAATACGTGAAAGACGGAATAAAAGACCGGCCTAATTCTGTTTTCTCTCCAACGGTGTTAGGCGATATGCCACAAATAGGACATTGGGCTGACCTGGTACCACGTATATTTGGTGATGCGGAATTTGTGAGTTCGTCAAGGGCATATCCAGCTAATAGGCCAAAGGCATGGAACCCCAGGTTACTGGTGTGGAATGGTATGGTTTCTCTTACTGGATCCGGAAATTTCAATTATTACGAAGACATAGAAGATTCAAGTGCGAGCAATTATACCACATTCCCCAGCGCAAGCACCCCGGACATGTCAGATATGTATGATGATTACTGGTTGAGGGATTGGAACAGGATAGAAAAAAATAAGATTGTTACTTGCACTTTAAAACTCACACCTGCTGAATTGATGAAGTTCAATACCGTGTTAAGCACGTCTCCATTGACAGAGGGATTCAGGGCTGCTTATAAGCTGAACATTGAAGGTGTTGATATGCTATTCATTTGTTCAGAGATAACCACTGACGGGTCCAGGGTCCGGGGTGAATTCATACAAAAAATGTAATCATGGCCGAGAAGATCAAAGTATTCACCATAGAGATTCAGGGCATCAGTAAAGAGGCCGAAGAGATTAATAAGCTAAATGCTAGCCTTGACAGACTGAACCAGGAACGCAAGGAGTTGAGCAAGCAATCGAAAACGGCTATCGGTCTTACTGATCAACAGGCCAAGCGATACAGGACTCTTGGTACAGAGATTGAGGCCGCCAGGCAGAAAAGAAACAAGCTCAATCAAACAGAGCGCACAAGCATTCAGTTGGCGCAATCCCAGGTGGGATCGATTGACCGGATGCGGCTGGAGAATAAAAAGCTAAGACAGCAGATGGGCCAGCTAAACCTCACCACAAAAGATGGCCAAGCGCAATTTAAAAAATTGAATGTTCAGTACCAGAAGAACCTGCAGTCGATCCGTAATTATGACCGGCAGCTATCTGGATCATCTACCCTGGTAGGTGAATACGAAAAAGGATTCACAGCGGCGTTTAGAAAGATAGCCTTATCTGTCTTTGCGGTGGTGACTGCAATCAGAACGCTCACAAGGGCCGTACAAAACACCACAAAAGACTTCGCCGATTTTGAAACCGGGCAAACGAATGTTCAGACTCTATTGGACGAATTTGACGATACCCTTTCCAGAAAGTCTATTGCCCTGGTAAAACAGTATGGCCTGGAAATAAACGACATGAACAAGGCCCTGTTCGATGCCGTTTCTGCCGGGGTCCCGGTAGCCGAATCAGTGGATTTCCTTGCTGAAGCAACACAGTTGGCCGTGGGTGGTGTAACTGATCTTTCCACGGCTGTTGACGGTATCACGTCTGTTCTGAATGGGTATAATCTTAAGACAGAAGAAGCTGGCCGGGTAGCAGCAGCGTTTTTCTCTGCTCAGAAATTTGGTAAGACTACGGTCGCTGAACTCGCCCAGGAAGTGGGTACAGTAGTTCCGGTTGCGAATATGCTTAATGTGACTTACCAGGAGCTTCTTACCACATACGCCGAATTGACTAAGCAGGGTATTAGGACCAACGAGGCCAGTACTGCCATAAAGGGAACAATGACAGCCCTTCTAAAACCCTCTTCTGAGGCTAAAAAGGTATTCGATGATTTAGGTATTGCATACGGGGCCGCAAACGTTAAACAGGTAGGCTTTTTTAATATCCTTCAACAGATCAGCGAGGCCGTAGAGGAAGGGACGGTTGGTCTTGCCGAGATCATTCCTAACGTAAGAGCTCTTACAGGTGTTGGGGCTTTGGGAACACGGCAACTAAAGGAGTACCATGAATTTCTAAAAGTGGTGAATGAGGACTACGGTGAAGGATCCAGCCTTGCACGTGCTTTTAATCTTCAGCAACAAACACTCACCCAAACTACAAACAGGATAAAAGGGGCTTTCAGGGCTGCTCGTATCTCCCTGGGAGAATACCTGGAACCGGCTGTCAGGTGGTTCGGTGATTTGATCGCACCGGTGAAAGAGGTAAGCGATAGTCTTATTGACCAACAGGTAGAATTACAGAACCTGGGAGTTGAGTTGGATAATAATTGGGAGAAGGAAGAAGATCGCCGGAAGGTCCTGGATGAGATCAATAAGCAATACCCGGCACTGCTTACCGGGATGAATCTTGAAACGGCTAGCCTGGAACAGATAAAAAGCCGGTTGCGTGAGGCCAATGAAGAATACCTGAAGCGTATTGTGTTACAGCAAGCCCAGGAGGATATAGATAAAGAAGGTCGTAAGGTAGCAAAGAAGAAGAATAAGGAGTTAGAAAAGGAGATCGAACTTCGCCGGCAGATTGCTATTGCGGCCAGCAAAATGGGAATTCTTGTAGCTGACTTACCTGAAGGATTAAACGAACAGGCAGCAGCCATTGATAAAGCGGCCCGTGAGGCTGGAAGGTATGATGAAGTGGTCAGTGGCATGGATGGAACCATAAAGGGGTTCTTAAGTGGAGACAATTTGGCAACTGCATTCAGTAAATACCAGGGTGCTACCGAGGGGACCTATGGGGCTATGCAGATATTGAACATGGTTCAATCTGAAGCAAACGAAAAAGCCAAGTTGCTTTTTGGCGTCACCACAGATACAACAGAGGCATTAACCAAGGAGCAGCAGATACTTGCCGATTTGACTTCCGGCCTGATCACATTTGAGGAAGCACAAAAGAGGTTGATTAACCTTACCAGAACCACGACAACACCGACTGAGGGAGGAACAGTAACAACACCGACCGGTGGAGAAAGTAAGCCGGCAGGGCCTTCACAGAAAGAGATTGACCGAGCTGCAAAGGTAGAGGCCGAAAGGCTTAAGTTAACCCGTAGGCGTGTGGATGCAGAAATTGCCCTGGAAGAAGATAAGTACCAGAAAATCTTCTTAATGGAGCAAACAGATTTTGAACGTACCGTCGAGGACCTGGAAAGGATGAAGCAGGTCTATCCGGAGCTTGAATCTGAAATCAATCAGCTAATAGAAGCCGAGGAAGCCAGACACAATGCCGAAATGGTCAGGCTCGCCGGGGAAGCCCAGGAAGAGATAACGGCCAAGAATAAGACTGAGGCAGATAAGCGTAAAGCTGAAGCTGAAGCAGAGAGGCAAGCGGTACTGACCAGTTACCAGGGATATTTCACGGCTGCTGCCGGCCTGGTGGAGGCATTCACTAATGTATTTGCCGCCGCAAAAGCGAAGGAATTAAGCGCAGTTGGCGACAATGCCGAGAAGAGGGAGGCTATCGAAAAGAAATATGCAAAGAGGGAGCAGGTAACATCAATAGCAAAAGCATTGATCGGAACTGCATTAGCCGTTATAAATGCACTTCAGACACAACCGTTCTTGCCAATGGGACCTATTATGGCCGTTATTGCCGGGGCTGCAGGGCTCGCACAGATAGGAATTATCAGAAGACAGCGTTTTGCCGACAGTGGAGTGGTACAACCCGGATCAGAGATTTCAGGGCTTAGAGGTAAGGACAATACTTTGGTTATGGCTCACCCAGGGGAGGTATTTCTTAATAAGAAGCACCAGGCCCTGCTCGGTGGAGCGAATACATTCCGGCGTATCGGTGTTCCTGGATTTGAAAAAAGCGGTATAGTTCCACCGATCCCGAATCTCATGGGAGCAGAAACTGATGCTATGGTTACGGGTATCGGTGGCCTGATGCAAACGATCAGGGTAGTGAACTATATCCAGGAGATGCACGAAGCTGAAGATGATTTGAAATTGGTCAATGAATCAGCTGAACTATGATTGATATTAGAAAGAGTACGGCTAAGCTGATAAAAGAGAACCTTGATCTGGATGAAGGAACGACCCAGGCACTGTTTGATATTGGGCTATTGGATGTTACTACCAGCCGGAATGTACTGATCCGGGATGAGTGGCAACGCTGTATAAACTTCAAAAGGAAGACTGATCTTAAGGTGTACTTAGCCGACAAATATGCACTTTCATATAGTGCAATAGAGAAGATCATTTCCGGCACATAAAAATATTGAGCAAATCATGTTTCATGGTTTTGTAACTTGTAGAAAAATTTCTGAACCATGAATATGTTCGCAAGCGATCCTCTCTATGTACAGGAATTTGAGGGTATAGATGCCGAAGCGGGGATCATCAGAGGCGTGAAGATTTGTTCTGAAGGCGATGCCAGAGGACACGATCTTTACCTAAACAAGCAGTTCATCAGAGATGTTGCATCACAAGGGAAAGCTCACCAGGTAGGAATCAAAGCCAGATTCGGACACCCAAATATGTGTTCAACAGCACTTGGAACCTATATCGGGCGTTATCGGAACTTTCGCACCAGGAGTGAACAAGCAGAAGGATTCACGGAAGGGTGGGATGAATTCGGGAAGCCCAGGAAATCAGGTAACAGGTTACATGCAGTTGCAGACTTGCACCTGGATGATACCGCAAAGAATCTCCCAAAGCTGGGAAACACCTGGGATTACATCATGAACCTTGCCCGTACCAGCCCGGATATGTTCGGGAACTCCATTGTATTTAAAGGTAGGGCTGAAATGAAGGAGTGGGAAGAGGAAGACGAAAGCGGCCAAAAAGTGAAGAAACAGAGGCGTGATGCTATTCTGGAACTGCTTGTCGCAACGGACCTGGTAGACTCCCCGGCAGCTACCGATGGATTATTCCAGGAATTTTCTACTGACGAAATGGCTATCCAGGTAACACAGTTCCTGGACCAGCATCCGGAGGTCTATCAGCTTGCGGTGGATCACCCGGAACTCATAGAACAGTTTATGACCAGGTATGCCGATTATAAGGCTCACCAGGAAGATAGTAATAACCCAAATGTTCAAATCATGACCGAAACCAAATCCGAGAAAAACCTTCTCGAAAGATTAAAGGGCTTGATTTCCAGTTTCGCATCGGGAGGTGATCAGGCTGAAGCCCAGGAAGAAGCCACTGAAGAGGCCACCGAGGAAGCGTCCGAAGAGGTTGCTGCCGAAGAGGGGGATCAGGGGCCGACAGTCGAAGAAAGACTGAATGAAATCACTGCTCGCCAGGATGAACTGGCCGAACAAAACTCTCAATTAGAGGCCCAGGTAGCCGAGCTTACTTCCCAGGTGGAAGAAAGGGATGCCAGGGTCACTGAACTGGAAGCTCAGAACACCGAGCTACAAACACAATTATCACAGGCTAACGGTCAGTCAACTCAGGTTGGCGCAACCGCCGGTCAGGAAGACAGGGAAGAGGCACAACTGAGTGACGAAGAAAAAGCACTCGCCGCAGACCTTGCCAGCCTACGGGGTGAAATGACTGAAGTACGCCCTGATTTATATTCTCAAAACTAAAAATGAAGAAAATGAAACAGTTAATCAAAACACTTCGTTGGGTTGGGGCTATCGCTGTTCTCTTGACTTTGATCGTCAGCCCTGATGCTTTTGCGGAAGCCGGTGCATCGTATGCAATGGCTACGTTTATCACAACCTCTATTACCTGGGCAGGTAAGGAGAACTTGGATTATTTCTTGCGACCGATGTTTATCGGGCAATCTCCCTGGGAGACGCAAGGGGTAAGGATCATCCCGAATGTTCAGAGTACCATGAAGCTGAATTACTTTGGTACGGTCAGTAAAATCCTTAAGGCTTATGCAAAGGGATTTAACGCCGCAAGCGGAACGACCTATACCCAAAGGGACCTGACCGTGGTTAGGATGAAAGCCGAGGCAGCAGATGATGCCCTGGATTTCTACCAGACCGTTTTTGAGCAGGGGCTTCGAAAGGACGATTGGAATAACTTGGATGGCACGTTCCTGAAGAATATTATCATTGAGCTTTACCGGAATGCGGTTCGATCCGATGTATTCCGACAGTTCTGGCTCAATGATACAAATAAGGAAACAGTTACCAGTGGGGTTATTGATGGTTCCGCAGACGTGGACTATAATGCATTCCAGGGTATGTGGGATCGGCTTATTGATAATGCAGCCACCTCTCCTTCGGACACCCAAATTTTCAGGCATACGGTAGAAGATGGAGCAGTTGCGGAAGTCAACACCGTTACCCTTACTGGAACCAGCGGAACGGCGAATGTTACTGTTGGAGGGGTGAATTACCTAGCAACTTTTAATACTTCACTGAACCAGACTCATGCGGATTTTGTTGCGCTTCATGCTGCAGCACTTGCACTGAGAGGTATCACTTTGACCGGTACGACCACAGCCATATTTACCAGTGCTGTTCCAGGCCAGCCAATTCCTGATCCTACCGTGACAAACGTGACGGGTGACCTTGCAGGGGCAAACGTAGACACCACACCGAACACTGCCCCATCTGCATTAGCAGCCGGTGAATCTGAGGACATTTTCTTGGCCCTGTACCAGGGAGCAGATAAAGTCCTGAAGTCAGTTCCGAAGAATCAAAAGGTGCTTCTGGTTTCTGACCTGGTACTTGAAAACTACATCACCTACCTGGAAAGCCTGGGAACCGAAAGGGCGCACATGCTCCTGGAGGACGGTATGGAGTTTTACACTTACCGAGGAATCCGAATCATAGCTCCCGGCTGGGATGTTCACTTGGAAGCAGATTTCCCACACGCAAGCGGTACGCTGTACGCATATCCGCACAGGGTAATCTATACCTCCCTGGACAACCTGGTACTTGGGATGGATGCACTGAGTCAGTTCAATGAAACCAAGATGTGGTATAATGAAGACGAGGAAGAGAACCGATTCAGGACGAAGATGGTACTCGGGACCCAATATGTTCATAACAAGTTGGTAGCGGTGGCTTATTAGCCACTGCTTCCATCCTAATCAAAAGGAGGCAATTATGAAAAAGTATCTGAACATCATATTAGCATTTGCGGTCCTGGTAGTAGTTGCAGTAGTCCAGGGGGCTATTGAGATGGAGGGTGTTGTAGGCGCAATGGCAATTGCCGCTTACACCAAAGCCTGCTCCAAAAACGTAGGGGGAAACTCCGCAGTCTATCTTACTGAAGCCGCAAACCTGAGTTCAGTCACGGTTGTTTCAGGCGAAATCACAGCAGCCTTAAGCATGTCCGGGACAACTACGTTCAAAGAGGTCCAAGCAGACCTGGATAGCGTGCTACATACTCAGGAAGGAGAAGGATCGCAGAACAATATCGCATATACCCACAGGGTTGAAATGCGATTTGCCAAACCGTCTGTTGGTCTTAACACTCTTCGAAATGCCCTGGCTGACGCTTCACCGTGTGGAGTTTTAGCAATCGTAACTGATGGCAATGGAAGGTCTTGGTTGGTAGGGTATAACGAAACGGACGGTACGAACCGTGCGCTTTACCTGGCAACCGACTCCCTCAACTCCGGTCAGGAACCGGCTGAAGAGGATTCCCAGGCTATCACTATTGCCCTGGAATGCCAAAGCGGTTATCTGTCACTACCGTTTGATTCCACCATTGGTGCAACCATTACCGGTGGATCAGCGGCGTTCATTACATACGTATGATACGGCTAAAAGAGGAATACAAGGATAGCGATGCAACGGTCAATGTGATTATTAATGGCCGTAACATAAGAGTGACCCTTGCCTCAGTCACAAAAAGCCAACTGATCATGTTACATGAGATCGGACACCCGGCAGTTGAGGACCACAAAGAGGTGAAGAAGGAGGCTACCAAGAAGGAGGCTTCAAAGAAATCCGGGGAGTAGTAACAGTTTAGTTGTATTTGATTGAGGGGTAGGGTAGAGATGCCTTACCCCTTTATTGTCATAGGATGAAAAGAGCAATATTTGAATCAAAAAGCTTCGGGTCTCCAAGTGCGGAGATAAATCCGTACACTCCCGTGAACATCAACGTCAAGGATTATATTCCTTTTGGCAGTGATAACCTGTTCCCTCAGGCCCTTGCTCTGTTTAGCCGGACCAGCCCGAACCACCGGGGAGTGATAAACTCAAAAGGGTTTTATTCTATTGGGGATGGGATAATGAGCGAAGACTCCTGGCTTATGGATAACTTCATTCTTAAGGCGAACTACGAGGGCGAAATGCTTGAAGAGGTACAAAGCAAAGTTGATCACGATGAGTTCACCACAGGGAACGGCTGGTTTGAGATTATACGTGATAAGGCCGGAACATTTATGTGGATAAACCACCTGGATGCAACAAAGTGCCGGAAGGCCAAGGATCAGCCCAGGGTAATCCTTCATCCTGATTGGTCCCAGGACACTGGCATGAATGACAAGTACCGGAAGACCCTTCCCTTATACCCGAACTTTGAATCAGACGGGGAGGGACCGTTTGCCGTGGAGCGATGTGTTTACCATAGGTTCAAGTATGAACCAGAATTTGTGCATTACGGGCTTCCACAGTGGATCAGTGGCCGGGATGCGGTACAGATCGACCTGAAAACGAATAAGTGGAATCTGGCAAGACTGATCAATGCGTTTAAGCTGTCCGGTATTATGTTTGTTCCGGTAAAGGACCCCACAGAATCTAAGAAGGTCCTGGACAACATCAAAAAGGATTACACCGGAGAGGGGAATCAGGATAAGCTGATGGTTGTAACCAAGTCCAGGGCAGATATAAACGAAAAAGCTGACCAGGTACAATTGATTCAGAACAAACAGGAAGAATCCGGATCCTGGCTGGGCCTTCACGATATGAGCATTGGGGATATTGTTGTAGCTCATTCCTGGTACAGGGCGTTGACCGGTATAGTCGACAATACCGGCTTTGACACTCAGCGAATCCTGAACGAGTACAATATTGCCCTGAGTACGTTCATTAAGCCCAGGCAGAAATCCTGGGTAAGATTGTACCAAAAGCTGTTCCGGGAAACACTGAACAAGGAAATTGATTTACAGTATAACAACCAGCCACCGGTAGATACCGATGATGCTAAGTATGTCTGGGAGGTACGGAAGGAAAAAGGATTGGAATATGACGAAACTGACCCGAATCAACAAAAAATGATTTACAATGGCAGCATTATTGACGGAAGCGGAAGTGATCAGCAACGCATTTACCCGTAGCCAGAACCTGGCTATAAAGATACCGGATAATATTCTTGAGCCGGTACAGGATAAGCATATCCGGCCTATCCTGGGAGATGATTTTTATGAGGCTGTCGTTGCGGCTCCATCCGGTTATACCGATTTGGTTGCATTTATCAAACCTGTAATTGCGTATTTTGTCAAGTTTTATGTTTTAAAGGATATTGCAATCGATATTAGCACCTCCGGCCTAAACAAGATCATAGGCAATAACCGCCAGGCCGGGCAAGCCGGTGACCTGGGAACGGTAGAGCAACACGCCCTGGAAATGGCTGACGTACATAGCCAGCGGTTAACACAGTATTTGAATGACAACGAGGATAGTTTTCCGTTATATTACAAGTGGTCCAACGCCAGAAACAGGATCACGACAGCCGGAGGTATTATATTCGATCGGCCAAACATTGACGAAGTAGATGATTACACTATAAATCTATAATTATGGGAAGCATTTCAAAAATAGCAGGGGAAAGCGGATGCGATTTAGTATCTGGAGCAGTAACCTATACACCCTCAGGAAGGCATGCTGGAAAAAAAATCACAGCAATTGGGATTCATGCCGCCGTTAACATTACTAATTTCAAATATACGCCGAATGGATCAGATGGAAGGCCTTTAGCCCAGGTAACCGTTACGGAAGATAATTGGATTGGATCGGCTATTTCTCCTAGCGGAGCTACAAATTATATTCCATTAGGAGTCGATGCTGATGAAATCACTTTGGCAAGTGGTGAAGTTATGGTTTATCTTAAATAAGCTACAATGAGTTTAGTTCCGTTTTACAAGCAGCAGAATCGTAATGTCTCAGGAAATAATTATATATTCTTGACTGAGGCCGAGAATGTTTCAAGTGTTGTGGTTACCGGTGGCGAGGTTTCCGATATCGTTATGGTTGGGACAACAGCATTTAAACAGGTTCAGGCTGACTCGTATTCAATCAGGAGGACTCAGAGCGGAGGGCGCAGCAATAAGAGCTTTACTAATTATCAGCACAGAATATCGTTTCGTTGCAGTAAGCCTGGGTCAGAAATAAACATATTATCATACGCCCTAGATGACGCTCAACCAGGTGGCCTGATTGCGATTGTAATGGACGGAAACGGTAATGGCTGGTTAATTGGCTGGAGCCAGGAAGAAGAAAATAAGCGTCCACTATTTTTGGAAGAAAATGAGTTAGATAGTGGTGAGCGGCCAGGTGACACAGATTCATCTAATCACGCATTTTTGTTGCGTGGAATAAACGATGAAATGGATTTGCCGATGAATGACATTATAAACGAATACATTCTTGATAGCATTGCTGCCGGGGATGATTTGGGATTTGTACCATGAGTTTAGGAATTGGCATAGGACTTAGAATAAAAGCGGGCGGTGATGGTTATGGCCCGGAACTTTTCACGTTATTAAATGCGGCAAGTTTAATAAATGAGGCTAATGCAATAACGGGATTTTCTGAAGAGGGTTTAAATGGAGCCGGGGCAAATGAGTTTATTTCTCAAGGCGTAGAGGTTTATAATAAATCGTATGCTCTAAAAACAGATGCGAATGATACGCCGACAGGGAATTGTCGGATTTATATTGATCTGCAGGCTGCTCCTTTTAATTTCGTTAATGGTGAAGAAGGCCGTATAATTTTTTATTCGAGGCATATAGGTAGCGGAAGCACATGGAAAGCTGGTTTTGGATCAAACTCATTAGGCTTAATCACTGAATTAATGGACATTTATTCAGCAAATGTCACGTGGTTAAAATATAATCACGATTGGGTTCATGATGGAAATTTTAGGTATCTGATTTACAGGGAGGCATCCGCTCAAAATAATGGGGGGATATATTTAGATGCAATCAGTATAAGGAAAAAATTATAACCATGATTGGAAACGGAATATCACTAAAATTTAGATCAGGTGAAGCTCTTCTTCCTTATATTGACGACTTGGCTTTTTGGGGAGACGCTTTTGATTACGATATCAGTGTTCTAAAGGATAAAAGTGGAAATGCAAACCATGTGCCTTTGGTGAATGGGAATTGTGTGAATTTCATTAACGATGTAACTATAACGCTTTATCCTGCAAAAGTGGGTGCAACGATCACCGAGTTAAATAAATCCACAAGTGACCTGAATGGAATCGCAGTCAATGGGTCTGGCCACGTAGAAATAACTCAGGCATCATTGACTGATCCAAAAGTTTACCAATTCAAGTTAAGCACAGGGGATGAATACTTCTTAATTGGTGGAGCAACAAATTACGCACTTTGCAGCGGTTCCGTTTGGGGGCTGTTGGGAGGAACGGAGAATACGGATTGGGAGTGGGAAACGCAAGACAATTACTTCGGGAATCTTCAAAACGGCTATAATACCGGAGGTGGCTTGCCTTATGATATAACAAATGATCTGACAGATGCTGGATGGGGTTATCGGGATGGTTGGGCTGTAGCAGGGGCAGCAGAGGCGGTTTACACCGGAGGCCAATACGCATATACATCGCTTCTTGATTTTAGGAATGCTGGATTTGTGGCAGGGAAAACGTATTCCGTGAAGATTACTGTTTGGGATTCCACCGAGAATTTCCCAACGAGCAGGGGTAGCGGAGGCTTTTATCAACATTATATGACCAATAACCCAACCTATGGGAATGACCTTGAATATGACGATAACGGGGTGCTTTTATCCCTGAATGGTGAGCATATAATCACAGGGCCATGGGACACTGGTGTTGATCGGATTAGCTTTGACTTTCTTGATGTGACGAACGATAATACGGGACGCAATTTAAAGTTAAAGGTGGATTGGGTCAAACAGGTTGAGGATGATATTTTGATAATGGGTGAAGATTATGATTACACACTACTTGGGGATGCCTTAATAAATAAGCCAGCGAATAATCGACATAATGGCTGTGAAGTGCAATTGGATTTTTCTGGTATTAGTGGAGTAACAGAAGCGGGTGGAGGGGCATGGACAGGTCCATCAGCGTATACTCCGGGGGATGCTGTCACGAATCCAATGTTTAAACGGGTGCGGTACAATACCGATTTAGAAGAAGAAGAAAGCGAATTTGCTGTATTTGATTCATTCGTGACGGGCAGCGTATTGACCAGGGTTCTGGAAATATACGAGGAAGCAAACATGCTCATGAAATATTTCCCAGATGATGAGGCTGAGCCGATCTTGGTTATACAAAAATACGATGCCACCAGGGATGTAGTGACTGTTTTTTGTAAGGTTGGATACAACGGCCTTTATACATATAGTGGGCAGCATCTTGTAAACAACAGCAATCAGCTTCCGGTCGGGATAGAGTTAGCCGATCTGTCTCCTTCTTATAATCAATATACAGACCGTGTTGGCCCGTATAATTTGGCGGACCTATCGTGGTGCGGAGGGGCTCATGTTGCGCCAAGCTCAGATGACACAGGGGAGGGTGATTGGGCCGAGGTAACGGCTGTTGACAATGGTGCTGATACGGTGGCATTGGATAGCGTGGCTGATTTCCCTTCACAATTGGAGGATACTCCACCCTTTAGGCTTGTTGAAATCAGAAACGGCACAGGGACAGCATACACTACAGTTCTAACACGGAGCAAATATACAATCAATGGTAATGTACTTACACTGACCCCGGTTAACGGAGGAACTGGAGCGGACCTGTCTGCAGTGGTGACAGGTGGAGCAAACCCAAGCAGGGCAAACTACAATTACCAGACTGCCGGTCAAGCAAGTAAAAGCATCTCAAGTGGATATGAGACATGGACACCAATAAAGCGTTTCTCGTTGGATGTGGTTAATCACTTATATGATTACCGAGAAATTAATAAATCAACACTGAAACCTGGTAGTATAATTATCAAGGAAACAGTCCACTATAAAATTAGCCAAAAAGCACCGTTCGTATTTATTAATTACACGGGCGAGTTCAAACAAGCATGGTCTGTAAACACATATTATGGAATACAGGGAGGCCAGATTGCCGCAGCCACAGACGCACGGATGTATCTGCCTCACAGTGATGACGAAACGCTTCGAGCAATAACGGGAGTGCTTTCCGGGGATCGCTCTACTTATCCTTGCGAGAAGGTTATCATGATTGACGATGTGACGGATAATGATGCGTCAAAGAATATTGTGAGTTATATAGACTTGAATTTTGGATCAGTGGACGAAGGTTTAAGCACCCTTGATTATTGGAACACGGAATTAAAGAACTATTTCCGATGCGTGAATACTCAAAACATTGCAAAGGGATACAGTGTAACATGGAGGGGCGGTTATGGTTTGTTTAAGAATGTAGCCAGCACACAGTATATTATCGCATATTTTCAATGGGAAAATGAAGACCTGTATTTTATTGTGGACTTTACTGACAGCCTGACTTTTGGAAGCATCAATGAAGTATTCACGGCTGTTTCTGGGCGAAAGGTTGAACAGGTTTATAAGGATTCAGGGATAAGCATTGCAAGCACACCGGGGACAGAGTTTACGGTACCGGACACCGGATTGGACTTGACGGCTACGGCAGCGGGGAACATCAAACTAAAACTTGTATGATACCGATAATAATCATATTAGCTACGGCAGTTATTTTTGCTTTGATCCGGGCTAAGCATGACAGCTTTATAGCCGGGGGAAGGTGGAAGGTGTGGGCTTTCGTGGAGGGGTGTTTCTTTGCTGTTGCCACCGTTGCACTCACCCTGCTGGCCTTTGGCTTACCGTGGTGGCTGGGCTTTGTCCTTGGGCCTGTATTCGCATTCTCATTTTGGCTGGTGTTTGATTGCGTGGTTGGCTGGCTATTATCAGGTAGCATCTTATATATTGGCAACCAGGGATTCGATCTTCAAATGAGAAAGATGTTTTTATATAATAAACCGATTTTCGGATGGGAAGAACCAGGTGCTATCCGGCAAATATTCTTTAAGGCGTTCTGGATCTTCCTTTTATTAGGAGCTTATTTTTCGTTTTAATGGGAAATGAAGATGAACATAAAATACCTACCTATTGCCGGAAAGAGGCTGATATAGCCAGGCTTGAAGAAAAAGTATCAACGCTCAGCAAACTTGTTATGGGAAATGGTCAAGAGGGTTTAGCAACATCAGTACCCAGGCTCACGGAAAACGTGGAGGAATTAACCATGACCACAACATCGTTACGCCGGGGAATCAGTGGATTTATGAAGTTCCAGGCTGAGATGGAGGGCAGTCATGCTGGCCGGGAAGAGATAAGAAAAAGGAACCGGTGGATCATCGGGACCCTAATTACAGTGGTCGGTATAATGATGAGCGTATTGATATTTATGATTAGCAAAGTACTGAATCACTTGCCTGTTGGTTAGTGAACTATATATTTCATATCTTTACTTAACTAATAAACAACAGATTTATGAAAAACTGGAAAACAACACTCGGAGTGGTTATTGGATCGTTGCTTGTTGTGGCCGGACTCGTTTGGCCTGATAAGGTAGACCCCGACACTCAGGAAGTAATCAAAAGCGCCTTCAATGAAATTCTTGCCGGCGTGGGTGTCCTGATCAATGTGATCACCGGCCTTGTGGCCAAGGACCCGGAGTAATCTAACAGGGCCGGGCTCACGCTCGGTCCTTTTCTTCTTCACCATGAATACAACAAAAAAATTCCTGACCGGCACTGACGGTGGCTTTAGCTCTACCAGGCTGATCTTTGTTATTGGATCGATTTGGAATATGGCTTTATGTACCTATCTGGTGCTTACGGGCATTGAGGCTGGCGCACTGGTTGCAACATTCTCTGCTCTGCAGGGCGTGTTTGTGGGTCTGAAGCTCGGACAAAAACCAATGGAAAACAGAAATGACAATAGCGGAACACGTAAATAGCCATTACGGGCTAAAGGAATTACAGGGAGCGGAGTCTAACACTCCGGAGATCGTAAACTTTTTCAAACTGATAGGTCATTCATGGGTCAAAACAGACGAGACTGCTTGGTGTGCCGCTTTTTGTAATGCAATGCTTTTGCTGGCTGGCTTCCCAAATACAGGTAAGCTGAACGCCCGGAGCTTCCTGGAGATAGGGGAACGGGTTAGCATTCCCAGGCCACTTGGAAGCAGTAATGAGTTTGTAGATGTGGTTGTGCTGTGGAGGGAGGACCCTAATGGATGGAAGGGTCACGTTGGATTCTATATTAATGAGATTGGAAACGAGATCTTCATTTTGGGAGGGAACCAGGGAAACATGGTCCAAACAAAACCTTATTCCAGGAGCCGATTACTTGAATACCGGAGAATCAAAAAAGACACGATATGAATAGCAAGCTTTTTATCCTGGCTATCGCAATACTCTTCGGGGGATGCGCTACCCAAAAACGTTGCTGGGAGAAATTTCCTCCTGAGATTAAAACGGACACTATCGTCCATACGGAAACTGTTTATGTGGACACCACGATCTATGTAGAGCTTCCTGGGGAGATCGACACGGTAGAGGTCCCGGTACACATTATTGATACCGTCCCGGGAGAACCGATTGTTGTTACATACGAAGAGGCCAAGGCTAAAACCGATTTTGCCGAAGCCAGGGCCTGGGTAGAGAACAGTAAGCTAAAGCTGGAATTGATACAGAAAGACAGCCTGATTGTGGTAAAGCTGGATTCGGTGATCCAGATCAAGGACCATTACGTGGAGCTATACACTGTCGAAATCCATAAATCGCCTCCAAAAAAAAAGTGTCCTACCAGGTCGATAATCCTATACTTGCTTGGTGGATTCTTTTTGGGAGTCGTTCTAATATTCATTATTAGACTAAAGAAATAGCTCTATTCAGGAAAATGTTGTAACTTGCCTATGTTCCATATTCACAGAGGCGTGGCTTTTGTTGTTGAGGGCCGTCTGTTCCCACCAGGCGGTCCTTTCTTTTTGCGCTGATCCCGGCGGAAATATGACGCTTTAAACGCCCGTTTGGGGTATGTTTTCCAAAAAAATAAACTTTTTTTTTCGGCCCAGGAAGCACTTGCTAGGCTTATGATTCGGGCTGCTTTAAATTTAAACCATGAAAATACATTTGGAGCGTATTGTTATATTTATTATATTTATGATAGAAACGTACAAATCAAACACACCATGAAAACAACAAGAACCACAGCCAACACCATAAGTGATCTGGAATACAAAGTGAGCGACATGAACGAGTGGAAGCGGAACGTCCTAACAACCCTGATCCAACACGAAGAGGATGAACTAGCCAACAGGCTTTTCACCCAAATTGAGATCATCGAACATAAGCTGAAGGTAAGGATTCCCCTGGATGAGCTTGAAACGAGAGCAGTACTTAACCAATTAAATAGATAGATATGGAACTCGAGAAAAATCAAATGTCAAAAAAACAACTGACAGCAACAGCAGTGAAAATCCTGAAACATGTAGCCGCCCGTTACAGCATAGGCCAGGACCCGGTAATGGTAAAGCCGGAGTACAGTGATGATCGGAGCGAAGTGCGTTTCTGGATTAACTCAAGGTGGTTGGAGGATTTCTTTCAGATCACCAGGATGCTAGGACTAACATCTATCCTTTACACACACAAAAACGCCCAGTACTACAAAGCCCTAACCGGGAAAGAGTCGCTTGAGGGTTATCGTAACTTCTTAAAAGTGGGAATTATTTAAACACCATAAATCAGAGCTATGACAACAAAAGCAAAAAAAGCAATGGACAGCTACAAGGTGCCTGTCCTGGTGCAAATCGAAAAAGGACGTTCCTACAAAGGATACGTGAAAAGCCTGGAGCCCAAAAACGGTAAACTGACCGTGAAAACTCAGAACGGCTTCAAGACCGTTAAAGCCAACAAGGTTGGTCCTTTCCTGGTGACCGAGAAAGGCAATACTCCTGACATGGACGCTAAGCAGCGAGAGATGAATGCCAAGAAAACGACAGAGGCCAAAAAGAAAAAGGCAGCACCCAAGGATCCGCAGGCTCCGAACAAGGTAAGACCTTCGGAAATTACCGAAGAAGAAGCCCTGATCAACGGCCTGGTAAACGTGACCGATGAAGATTCTTTCAACGCCGCAATCAACGCCATCGATTACGCCGGGATGAAAATCTTCCAGAAACGCTCCGGAGTGGAGTGCCGGATGGCGCAATTCAAAGCAGACAGCACAGGCGCAATGTGTATCAATTTCAAAAGTCCTGACGGCAAGAAGGAATACTGGAGCCTTCCCCAATACGCCCGGAGGTACTTCGAAGTTCGGAAGTAGCTCACCAGCCACCAATCCTAACCCGGATAAAACCGGGTTTTGGTGGTAGGACAAACACTTAACAAAACATTGAAACCATGAAAAACGAATGCGCAAAGAAAAGACCGGTAGACAATCCTTATGAGATATGGATGAGTCCGGACGGAACCTGGGAGTGGAGGGTGTTAAAGAAGTACCAAACCCCGGCGAACGAAGCAAAGAACAAATACGCAATCTGGTTTACAGCTTGTAAAAGTCCTAACACTTATGGGTCCTGGGAATACGGGGATGCTTATGTTCGTGATATTAAAAGTACAGCAAGGAGGGAATCATGAGACAGAGGATCGAAAACTCCGTGTCCAGGATTTGGACCAGGGCTGAACTGAACGTGACTGTTCGGCAAGCCCGTGAGAATGGCTTCCGGGTTACCCGGGACGAGGATATGACGGAGATCAGGGATATACTGAACAACCGAATTGTCCTAAGAGCCTTGTATAACGGCCAGGTAGAAATTGTTAGATTTGATGAAACATACTTCGAATAACGCTTGGAAGTTATTGTTAGTTTTATTATATTTATAATAGAAACACACAAGGATATGGAACGAGAAGAGATAATTAAACTGATCAAGGAGCTGATGGAAAACTACCTGGTAGACGGGCTACCTGAAAACCACATAGAAGTTATCATTAATAACATCTGGTTCCTGGAAAAGCAAAGAGGTGGACCGATCACCCGGAACGATGTTATTGAAGAGGTCGAATATTTTTATAACAGCTATTGATATGAAAGCAATGGACTACAACGATCTTCAGTATGCATACAGCCAATCACAGAAGCTGTCTGAAGATCACATCCTGGGATTGATTGAGCAATCAACAAAAGCCTACCGGACAGAAGGAAGGCTTGAATATCTCAGGGCTATGCAACTCAGCTTCGCAATGCTAATGATGAAGCTGTCCGGCACTACTCCGGACCAGATACATCGAAGTGCTGTTGCAGCCCAGCGAGAAGAGGAATTATTTGAATATGTAAAACAAAGCAAATCATGAGCAACTACCCTTGGGGAGCGCAATACGATCCGAATGCGCCCTGGAATCAGAAGGATGAAAATTTCCAGATAGATGACTGGTATATTGATGGAGGCCGAAATCTCTGCATTACGGCCAGCCTATCAGGAGAAACAGAAACCGTAACTATTAAGCAGCTGGATTGGGAGATGGAGGTTGGTCTTCAAAATGAACTGGACCATTGGTATCTTATCCACATGGATGAAGATAAAAATATTCCGGTAATCTTTTGGGACGAGGCTTACACCCTTCAACTGTTAGTCTGGAATACAAACTATAAACGCCGTGAGCTGATATATGCAGACCTCACGGAATTGATTGCACCTAAACTGGAAGACAAGTTTTACTAATGGATATAGACGCTATTAAGGCATTAGCTGAAAGCAAGGGGTGGCAATTTATAGATCACCAGGAACCGAACAGGATGCTTTCGTTCTATAAGCTGATAGGGGGGAAGGGCGCAAGGATAAATGTATATTATTCAACAATGACAGTGGGAACCGCTATCCATCACCCAAAGAAAGGCCGGACCCAGCTGTTTCGAAAGCACGTAGATAAAGATCAGCTAATTCAAATATTTACAAACCCCAGGATTCATACTGATAAGGGGTATTACTAAAAACATGGATATGGAAAAGAGCATTGCATTTAAGAAAGGCGGGATTCAAAACTTACGTGAACTCGCAGGGTCTTACGGGGCCGTAGTGGTGAACCATCGTAACGTGGATCAGTTTTGCGACCAGGCTAAGATAGTCACCAGCGGACCAACTGACCTTGAAGAAATTCGGGACGAGTGGTTTCACATTACTGGGACATTCATAAACATACTTGAAGACGGTAAATCGAACATTCACCAGATAATTGACTTATAAAAATATTGGTAGGATTTTTTGAACACATTGTTATTTTTACTACCTTTGTTATAAATATAATACAATGGGAACGCAAATACTTTTAACACTGCCGCCAGACTTGAATATGGAAGTCGAGAAGATTCAAATGGTTGAGAAGGCTCATAACGGAGGGAAAAAGGTCAGGACGAAACACGACCAGGTTGTGAGGCTTATTGAAGCCGGGATTGAAACGGTAAATGAAAAGAAGGGTTAAATACAGCATTATGATTAAGGCGCACGACTCCATCGAGGTCAGCAATAACGAATTTGATATAGATGCGATTAAGCGCAAACATCGTATTCCGGCAAACGCCGAATGTGAAATCATTGTGCCCAATAGTGGGAAATAACCATAAACAACAAAAGCAAATGTCAAAAATCGTAAAAGCATCGGAGCCCATCCAGGCCACCGCAATCAAGGTTTTGCTATACGGCGAACCAGGGATTGGAAAAACCACGTTTGCCCTGTCAGCACCCAGGCCGTTACTGATTGACTGTGACGGAGGTGTTCGCCGGGTAAGTCCTCAGTTTCGCCGGGACTATGTGCCGGTAGCATCCTGGGATGATATTATGGAAACCATCGGTTCAAACCTGGACGAATATGACACATTCGTCATAGACACCGTTGGCCGGGCGTTGGACTTCCTTTCCGAAAGCATCATAAAAGGCAACTACAAGCTGGGAACATCCGGGGGGGGATTGACGCTTCAGGGCTGGGGGGTCCTGGGTAGTCAGTTCAAATGCTTGCTGTCAGCCATGAACGCCTCCGGGAAGCACCTGATTTTTATTGCTCACCAGAAAGAGGGCGTTGAAGATGAGAAGAGGTACTACCGGCCAGAGATCAGCGGCCAGACCCTGGGGAACATTATCCGGGATATGGATCTGGTAGGCTATATGCAGAGCCGGAACAACAAACGAACAATCTCTTTCAATCCGGCGGACACGTTTTACGGGAAGAACGCTTGTGAACTACCTCCGGTGATTGAATTGCAGGACCTGAACAAAAAGCCTGGGGAGAAACCGTTAACAGCGATCTTCGAACACTATTACGCCTCCCTGGAAAAACAGGGTGAGGTAATCCAGGAGTATGAGAAACTTTTGGAGAAGCACAAGAAAGCTATCGGGAAGATCAAAAACGTAGACCAGGCTAATGAAATGATCCCGGTTTTGAAAGAGGCCCAAGTTATTTGGGACAGCCCAACGATCTTGAAGATCGAACTGTCCAACAAGTGCAAGGAGCTTGGGTTTAAATATGACCGGGAGATGGAAGCTTATTACGAACCACCTGTAGAGGCTAAGTAATGTATCGGCTTTATCCAACACTGGTGGAGCAGTTCATGAACTACAAGCGTGATCTGTACGGGATAACGGAACAAGATATTATCGACAAGATAAACCGGGTTCCGACCCCAACCCACCCTGCAGCGGCAAAAGGCTCTGCATTCCACGAAATAACAGAAGGTGTTTACCAGGACTTGAAGCCTGTCGAATATCGAAAACAGGAGTGCTACAAATATGGGGAGTACTACTTCCCGGTAGGACCTGTTCGGGAAATTGGTGAAATCAGGAGAGGTGGAGTGCATGAAGTTTTTGCGAAGAAGGTACTGGAAACACGTTTCGGGCCTGTCGAAATCTACGGGTATTGTGATACTCTGAAGATGGGAGTTATTTACGATGTAAAAACTACCAGCTCTTACAGAGGCATATCTTACCTAAATTCTCTTCAACGACATGTTTATCCCTGGTTAACTGGTGCCAGGGAGTTGATCTTCTTGATCTCAACTTTTCAGAATGTTTTCATTGAGCCATACGGCCCGGGAGACGAAGAGGTGATCCGGGTAGAGGTAGAGGACTTTCTAACCTTTGCGGAACAGAATCTGGACAAGATCACGGATGATAAATTCCTGGGATTATGAACAATTTGTTAATAAGCTCGTTGACAACCAATTCCAGGAGCGTTGAATACTATGTGACCCCCTGCTTTCAAGGGGGTTGCATATTCACTATCTTGCAATATGGAACAATGCAAATTATGTAAGGAAGAGGTTGACCAGTTACATGAACACCATATTGTTCCTGGACTGGAAACACCAGACAATAAGATTAGGATTTGTTCGGATTGTCATTTCAAAATACATCACCCGGATAAAGAAGATGCTGATTTATCTAAAACTAAAGAAGCCTGGGTTAATGCAATGTCCAGGAAAAGAGAAGATATATTTAGAGAAGGATGGGCTATAATACCAAATGTAGTTGTTCGTGATCCAAATTTAAGTGATAGTGCAAAAATACTATATGCAGAAATCAGCAGCCTATGTGCATTAAAGGGCTATTGTTATGCATCTAATAAATATTTTGCAGAGAAATTTAAAGTGAGTCAGCGAACAATTACCAGACATTTAACGGAATTAGAACCATACGTCTTAATGAAAGATAGAGGTGGAGGTGGATCAAGGAGAAAGATGTATGTTCATTTATTAGGCTCCACTTCGACAAAAATGTCTAAGTACCAGGAAGAGGATGTCCAAGTGAACATAGACAAAAATGTCCAACAGAATAATAATAAGGAAGAAAAAATTACAAGAGATATTCCTATTGTGGAGAAGGATATTACTATTGTACTGGAATACTTAAACACTGTTACCGGTAAAGACTTCAAACCCACTACCGAGGCTCACCGGCGAGTGATCCGGGGCAGGATGAAGGAAGGATTTACGGTACAAGATTTCAAGAAAGTAATCGACATCAAACATGCAAAATGGGGAGGGAAGAAATGGCAACGGGACGGCGAATATGTTTACGGCGATGACTTCCTGAGGCCAAGCACACTGTTTTCACCAACAAAATTTGAAGGATACGTAAATGAACGAATGCCGGAGAAAGCAGACTCCGGGGAACCTCTAAACATCAAAACCTCTGAAAAATGGCAAAAGCGGAAAACTGGGACAAAACACTTGAACGGGTCCGGGGAGCAATCCGTGACCGTAGATTCACCAGGCAACCAATAACGTATGATCATGACGGGATTCTTGAGATAATCCGGGTAATGGGAGATGAATATTCTCCGGAGCATTTTGACCTAGATCAACATTGTAGACCGATGTATTCCATGTTGGTCCAATGGCTGTACGGGGACGACCGGCTAACCGATATAAGTATTGATAAAGGAATTTTAATAATGGGGCCTCCAGGGACCGGCAAGACCCAGGCCATGATACTACTTCGGGAACTTGCAAACATAACAGCCGTGAGTGATATGAAGTTCGCAATTAAACCATGTGCGGAGGTAGTTGCGGAGTACCAGGCTGAAGGAATGGATGTGATCAGAAAGGCAAACGCCACACATAGATGTTTTGATGACCTGGGGAGCGAGCCACAGAACATCAAGTTTTACAATAATGATCTGAATGTAATGCGTGAGGTTATCACGGCCCGGTATCATCTTTGGCTAACTACTGGTCGATTAACTCACTTAACCACTAATCTAACCCCGGAGGATATTGAAAAATATTACGGTGAGCGTGTTTGGGGCCGCATCCGGGGGATGTGCAATATCTTTGAACTAACCGAACCAGATCGAAGATGACTGTTTTCAAACCAAAGTTATATGATAATCTTGGAACCATGAGCGATCTGGAAGAGTGGAACCACTTTCAGGAGTGCATGAATTATGTTACCGGAATACCAGGGAAACGACACATCCAACCATCATTAAAAGTTGACATAAGATACCGAAATCAAAACTAAATCAATGACAAGAGAACAGCAGATAACTCAAATATTGACCGAACTTGAAACACAGGCGTTCGGTTGTGGCAGAGGGGAATGTGCTAATCCTGATATAAGTGATTTCACACAGAGGATAATGGACCTGGATATGTTTCAGCCAGGCACTAAAGTGATGTACGCACCCGAACACTATGGATGTGATATGTCCAGATGGGAAAAAGGTATTGTCAAAGCCTACGGCCCGGAAGCCGGAAAATATTTTGTGGTATATAATTGCGGAGGGGAATGGGACCACTACCAGGATTACACCGCCGCACTAACAAGCGTTTCAGACTTAAGACTTGGATGGAGATGAAAGAATTCTTTGAAACATGGATTAGTAATAACATGGTAGATGTTCTGTTCTGGCTGGCTTGCCTGGTCTTTGCTATCCGATATGGGGTAGTGGATTGGAAGAGCGAAAGAGCCAGGGGGTTTCAGTTTGTCCTATTCATGTGCTTTTACGGTGGATTCCTGGTATACCGGCTGGGAGCCATGAAGATCATACAGCATGAGCTTATCCGTAGATGTATTGAATCCGGTATAGATATAACCGATATAATTCCAATGTAATGATTCAAAAGATCAATTCGATTAAGAAAACGGTTGCAAAGATCCTCATGGAGGAACCGGGTGCTAGGGATAATGACCGGCTGTTAATGTTTAAGGTTTGGGCTGATCAGAATCCAATGATCCGTAAGCGCAATCCATTTTTGCATGAGTTTGCCAAGGACTTTATCAATGGCGAATATGCTGATCCGGAAAGCATACGCCGCACCCGACAGAAGGTCCAGGAGCAACATCCAGAGCTTCGTGGAAAACATTACAAACAAAAAAAGACAGAAATTGAATCAGAGGTGCGAAAGAAAATAAAAACCTTAGAGACATGAAAACAGCAGAAGTAATTATTATCGGATTTAGTAACGCCAACAAAGAAGGGGTTACTTTGCATACAAATATACCAGCAAAGTTAAAAACAGGAAACGTAAAAGGAGTGTCAATATGGGTATTGTGGGATAAAATTGGCTCCGCCTTGCTCGAAAATTATACAGAAAGATGCGATACTTCAAGCCTTAACGAATTACGTATAACCAATAAGAAACAGAGAGATGAAAATAGAAAACGGATATTATGTTGATTACAATAACAATCGTTGGAATTGTGATTTCTACACAGAAGAACAGGCACAAAAGAATAGCGATTCATTGATTAACTGCTCTAACTGCTCTTACTGCTCTTACTGCTCTGGCTGCTCTGGCTGCTCTAACTGCTCTAACTGCTCTGGCTGCTCTGACTGCTCTGACTGCTCTTACTGCTCTTACTGCTCTGGCTGCTCTGGCTGCTCTTACTGCTCTTACTGCTCTGGCTGCTCTGGCTGCTCTGGCTGCTCTT